CACTTACGGCGCTGGTTCGTAATTGTGTTAATATGTTTGGTAATTACAATGTCGGCATGGTATGTACAAATCACACATACGCTTCGCAAGATATGTTTGATCCTGATGACAAGATCAGCGGAGGACAGGGATTCGTTTACGCATCTTCTATCGTGGTTGCCATGAAAAAACTCAAACTCAAAGAGGATGAGGATGGTAACAAGGTTAGTGATGTATTGGGTATCCGCAGTGCTTGTAAGATCATGAAAACTCGTTATGCTAAACCGTTTGAGACAGTCCAAGTTAAGATTCCATATTCAACAGGTATGGCTCCAACTTCAGGACTTGTTGACATGTTCGAAAAGATGGGTGTACTGACCAAGGTCGGTAATAAATTAGCGTATACCAGTAAGACTACTGGTGAGATTGTTGCAGAGTTCCGTAAGAACTGGACTGAAGATAAACTTCGTGTAATCATGTCCGAGTGGGATGAATCAGCAGTCGCTACTACAACAACCGTTGAAACAGAGGAAGAAGACGCATAATGGATGAGAATCTAATCATTACACTTTGGGATACTTTTAAGGAATATATCCCTGAAAAAAATCGTGACATGGCCGCAAATCACTACGTTGATTTTTTGTTAGGTAACGATATTGATGCAGAAACGTTATCTGGATACATGGGCTATGACCCACATCTAGATGACGCAATTAAAACAGTTGTCGACGACGTAGATCCTGATGAAGAGGACAGCTACGACGAAGGCGGCTACAGTGATGATGAGGATTATTAATGTGGTATAGTAAGGTCAGTAGAGATATTTCTCACTTACCCGACTGTATTGAATATTATTATTCTCAGTTGGATGATGCTAGGAAGGAGATTAAGGTATATGGCAATCTTGAGAAAGCCAGTGCCCAACTTCCTGGTATTGTCGAACAACGTTTCAATCAACTCCAGGAAATAGAAGCAATCCTGGAGTATTTGAACATTGAATTACGCCGTACACGTAGTAAAGCATTTAAAAAGTATCTGGAAAATTATCAACGAGCTTTAAGTAGCAGAGACTGCGAAAAGTATGTTGACGGTGAGGCCGACGTAGTCGATCTAGAGAAAATTGTTAACGAGTTTGCCTTGTTACGCAATCAATGGCTAGGGATTATTAAAGGTCTTGATATTAAACAATGGCAGGTTTCTAACATTATTAAACTTAGAACAGCCGGAATGGAAGATGTGCATATCTAATGTTTGTCGAAGATTTGATCTTAAGAACTGCTGGACAGGGGCCTTGGCTTTGGGAGCAACCCATTGCACTTTCAACCCCATTTGAATCCAATTTTATTCAAAGTATTGCCACACAGGTGGATGCAGGTGAAGCATTGACTGAAAAGCAAGCAGGACTAGCACTTAAAATACTAGGCAAGATCGAAACGGATTTAATTTCTTCATTCAAAACAAAAACTTGGGATTTATCAAACCCATCTTATAAGCAACCGTTCAGGACATTGTCGCCTGTGATGAGTGTTAATATAGATAGGACTGCTAATCCAGGAAAAATTGTTGTTCGCTTTCCTTACATGGAAAATGTCATTAAAGATATCAAAGATTTTAAAAACAGCCATCGAATTGGTATGACAGATTGGGTGCCTGATCAAAAGGCTTGGGTGTTTTCCTTGACCGAAGCATGCATTCAATTCATACAAACAAAATTAGTACCGCAAGGATTTAAAGTTGATGAGGAATTTGTTGAATATGTTGAACAAATCAAAAACATTGAAAAAAACCTAGAAAATCACATTCCCATGTTGGTGCTCGATCAAGATAAACCAAAATTTATCAATGTATTTGACAGCGTCCCCCAACCTGTGGGCAATGATATCGTTCACGCATTATTTTTAGCTCGACAATTTGGCATTACAACCTATAGCGACGAAATTTCCGAGTACATTGACAAAAATATCAATAATCCAGTGACCAGAGGCCTAATTAAATCAGAGTTGGGTACCGAAGGTTTATGGATAGACTCTAAAATTAGAATAGTTGAAGAGTTCCACGACCTTATCGAATACGGCCAACCAATACTGATTGTGATACCGGGCGGCAGTGAATACAAGAATCTCAAAGAATGGCACGAGTTTCTGAAAAAACGTGGAATTTCTGACCAAGACATGAGTGTTATGTTCCGACTGCCGAATGAAGGCAAGGGAGATTTTAATCTCTATGTAAGAGATCACAAGTTGAATAATGAAATTACCGGAAATACCAAAGTTGTATTTGTCAGTGTAAAAATTCCGAAGCCATTAGTGAAGACAAACATCAAATTTAATGCTATAATTAACTTAGGGTATCATTTGAACACCCATTATACTATGGATACATTGTTACATTCAAGCGCAACACTAATTTTCTTTACAGATACGGAACCAAAAACAAAAAGATATGGCTACCGCTAAAATAATAATCAAAGACGAAGTCAATGTAAAGATTGAAGGACTAGATCTTGACACAAGAAAAGACTTGGTCAAGAAATTCAAGTATTTTGACCAAAAAGCTCGGTACATGCCTGCGTACAAATTAGGACGTTGGGATGGGTGTACTCCATTTTTTGGGCTCGGCGGTACTACCTATGTCAGCCTGTTGGATCGAGTGTTACCACTGCTGGACCAATGGGGATACTACATTGAAGTAGAGGATCTTCGTAATACAGTAACCTTAGAATTCCCCAAAGTTGAGACAGATTTTTGGGGTGATAGCACTTGGCCAGAAGGACATAGATTCGCTGGCGAAAAGATTAGACTACGTGATGACCAAGTCGAAGTTGTCAACAAGTTCCTCGAACATCCGCAGTGCATTCAGGAGATTGCCACAGGCTTTGGTAAGACAATTACCACCGCAACTTTGGCGAAAATCTGTGAAAAATACGGCCGGACAGTGACCATTGTACCAAATAAAAGTTTAGTTGAACAGACTGAAGAAGACTTTATAAACTGTGGATTAGACGTTGGTGTGTACTACGGCGACAGAAAAGACCTAGACAAAACGCACACAATTTGCACTTGGCAAAGTTTGAATATTCTTGACAAAAAAGGCAAAAATTCTCAAGAAAATGACGAAATTTTAACCGTGGCAGAATTGCTTGAAAATGTCCAATGTGTAATGGTTGACGAGGTACACATGGCCAAGGCAGAAGTTTTAAAAAATCTATTAACACGCAATCTAGCCAATACCCCAATCCGTTGGGGACTTACAGGAACCATTCCAAAAGAGGATATTGACTTCGAAAATATCCGTGCAAGCCTGGGAGAAGTGGTAAATCGTGTCAAGGCACACGAATTACAAGAATCGGGTGTGTTAAGTACCTGCCATGTTAATATTGTTCAAACACAGGAATGGAAAGAGTTTGAAAGCTATCCTGCGGAGTTAAAATATCTTGTTACAGATGAAGATAGAATGGCTTGGATCGCCAAGCTGATTAACAAAATTTCCGAAGCAGGAAATACACTTGTATTAGTTGATAGGATTGAGTCTGGAAAGTTTTTAGTAAACGAATTGCCGGAGGCTGTGTTTATTAGCGGAGCAGTAAAGACAAAAGACCGCAAAGAAGAATATGATGAAATTAAAACAAGTGATAATAAGATTATTGTGGCTACCTATGGTGTTGCCGCTGTGGGCATTAATATCCCTAGGATTTTTAATATGGTACTGTTGGAACCCGGCAAAAGTTTTGTCCGTGTTATCCAAAGCATTGGCCGCGGAATAAGAAAAGCAGACGACAAAGATTTTGTCCAAATATGGGACATAACGGCAAGTTCCAAATATGCCAAACGACATTTAACAGAACGGAAAAAATTCTATAAAGAAGCCAAGTATCCGTTCGCAATTGAAAAGGTGAAATACTGATGCAAATACTAACGTTAGACAACAAGACATTCTATTTGAATGACTTACCAGAAGAAATAGATGAGGACATGAGATTTGCAGTCATGGATAATAGCGATCCGCAAAATCCTGACTTTTTCTACTTGCCCTTGGTATTTTTAGAATCATTTACCGGCCCTGCCGCAGTACTTAAAATCGGACCGTATGAACTTACAATGCCACTTGACTGGGCTTGCATCGTTGGAGATCCGACTGGACCAGAAATGGAAGTGTTACCACTGACCAGTTTAAACGATAGGGGATTTAAGACATTTACATTTAATCCGTTAAGTAGTTTTCGGCCAGAATTCTTTGAAATTGATATCATCGATATCTATCAAGATGTCAAATGGTATTTCCCAAAGATGAAGCCAGGCCAGCTCTTAGCTACACCCTTGCATTCAGGAGAAAAACCTGTATGTGCTTATTTTGTTAAAGAAGTCAGTAGACAAAGTGAGATCATAGATTATACTAGATGTTGGTAAAAATATGAAAACTTTTATTGTAGGATTTATTATTATTTGCACGATTGGTATCGTTTTTAATCTAACCATGAAGTATAGAACACTGTATAAAATTTACGAGGATGATGGAAATGGGAAAACTTAAAGAAGGCGCAACATATATCTATGAAAGAGACGGCGGCATAACATACGCTAGAGAATTTCAAGCTGAACCTAACACACGACAGATTGTTGGTATAGATTATAACACCAAAACATTAATGGACCAGTTGAAAGAAGACCAACTTTGGGGCGATATCAGACGTGCGGCGCAGAGTGGCAAAAATACTGCGTTGACTAATGCGGTACAGCAAGTTATAATGTTATATCATCTAAGTAAAGAAAATGGCTCTTGATATTAAACGTGAATTAAGTGCAGTAGATAATAAAGTCTATGACTTTTATGATAAACTCAAGCCGGAAGAACAAAAAGAATTTAGTCCCTATGTACTAATGCGATATGTTGCTAACGTGCAAGGAGATCCAGATATTCAAGCATGGTTCTTGGAAATGACCAATGAACTAGTGAACAAAAATCACTGGGAGTTAAGCAAGAATCATAAGGGGCTATTGTGGAAATTGTTTGCGGCCTGTGGCGCCGGCGTGCCGTGCTATCATCCATATCTCAAAGCAGGTTCAAAAGAAAAAGCAATCAAAATTGAAAAACTATTGGCAGAGTTATATCCAGCATACAAGATGGAAGATATCAAACTAATGGCTAAAATGATGACCAAGGCAGACAAGGATGAATTGTTTGATAAAATGGGTTTTGATAAAAAACAACGTAAAGAATACGAATGATGCAACTTGCAAATCAACCGTTTAACTGTACACATTGCGGCAAGAAATTCATGCAGGAGAAAACTCTGTATGCCCACATGTGCGAGCCTAAGCGTAGATTTATGCAACGTGATGAAAAGAGAGTACAGGCAGGATTCTTTGCGTTCAATAGGTATTATAGACTAGTACAGGGTGCAAAGAAAGATAAAACATATGAAGACTTTTGTAAGAGTGCGTACTATAATGCTTTCGTTAAGTTTGGCAGTTTTGTTAACAATGTCAATCCTTTATATCCTGATAAATTTGTCGACTATGTTATTAAGAGTGGTGTCAAATTAGATCACTGGTGTAGAGATCAGTTGTACGAAACTTATCTTTATGAAATGATCAAGATGGAACCGGTTGAGTCGGCCGTGCAGAGATCATTGAGTACCATGATGGAATGGGGAGATGCACACGATACTATATGGACACACTATTTCCTATACGCTAGTCAAAGTAGAATCATACAACATCTTAGAGATGGAAAGATTAGTCCTTGGTTATTATTCAATTGCGAATCGGGCAAGGAATTTTTAAAAGGGTTAAATTCAGACCAATTGGAAATGCTAACACCTGCGGTTGACTTCCAAGGCTGGGTAGGAAAGATCAATAAAAGTAAAGCTGATGCCAACGTTGTCAAAGAAGTTTGTAGAGAAGCAGGTATACCGTAATGCCAGATATTGATATTGATTTTGCTGATAGAACAACTATACTTGACAAGATCAAGCATGTCCCTGCGGTATTAGATGGCACTTTTAAAAAGCATAACACGGGTGTATATTGCACTGCTATTCCGTTCAATCCGCTAACAGGTAATGCAAGTATAGAATACAACGAAGCAGAAGAACGTGGCTATTTCAAGATAGATTTTCTTAACGTCAACATTTATGCAGGTGTTAAAAATGAAAACCACCTGATAGAATTAATGGGAATTGAACCGCTATGGGACTTACTGGAACAGGACGATTTTACAAATCTGTTATTTCACGTGAACGGGCACGGGAGTGTGCTGAGATCGATGAAACCGAAAAGCGTAGAAGAGCTCGCGGCTTGTCTGGCAGTAATACGTCCGGCAAAACGACATCTACTGGGAAAAAGTTGGGAAGATATATTAAAGGAAGTTTGGACGAAGCCAACGACTGATGAATACTATTTTAAGAAAGCCCATGCAGTAGCGTATGCAATGGCTATCGTAGTGCAGATGAATTTAATCTGCGAGGGACTTAGCTACGGGTTTTCTTAGGTGTTCGAACTAGCTGTATTGATTTGCGTTTGATACGTTTTTCAGCTATTTCGCTTAGATTTACACTTGGCCCGAACATTAGAGTTACATCCTTGCTGTTGAATGTTTTTATGTAGGATCTAAACAGTGACATTTCAAGTTTTAAGAATATATTAATAGGAATTTTACGATTGCTTTCCCACCACCAAACATCGCCTAATTCTAGAAACTTTTGTTTTTCTAATTCTGAGCGAATAATACTGTAGTCGTAGATACTTGTAACGTTGCCGTCTAGGTTTAGTATGATTCCAATATATTCGTCATCGTTGCATTTGATACAACTGATAAACGGAAAGTTCTTTTGAAATTCTTGGTCTTTGTCGCTCTTGTTGATTGCCATAAATATATGTATGTTAAAATTACCAATCTATTTATATACCAACCGTTACCCCATATTACTAGATTTGGATGCAAATCAAGGAGTTAATCGCGTCATGTACCAGAGAACCTTAACAATTCAAAAGGGACTGAAAAATAATATTCAGATCCAAGTTAAAAACAGTGATCAAAAGCCCGTTCCTATCTATGGAATGTCTTTTGTTTTCAATATGTTTGACTCAATTAACAACACTCAATTACTGAGCAAGAATTTACAAGTGCTAGATGACGGGGTAACGACCAGTACAGTTGGTCTAGCATTATTAACAATTTCAGAAAGTGATTCCTTAGATTTACAAGTGTCATCTTATAATTTTAGTGTAACGGCATTAGACTCAGATGGTGCATACACCCCGACTTATGCAAATACCTACTATGGCATTGCAGGAACAGCAGAAGTTAGAAATGATGTTAATCCTGTACTAAAACCAACTACAGAAATTACCAGTTTTCAAGTCTTTAGAAATCCCAATCCAGATGCACTACGTTATGAATTTTATAGTGGGGATGTACCAGCCAACGCAGGATTCAAATCGAACGAGGCACTGCATACAGCCGCAATTTACCTAGATGGATTCTCCGGCACACTAGAAATCCAAGTTAGTCTAGCCAACACCCCCGCCAATCCAGGAAATGCCAATAGCAATTTTACCAGTATTCAAAGTTTAGATTCCGGTAGCGTTAACAACGATTTTGTCACTGTAAACTCACTATCCTATGATAACTTTACCGGCATCGATTATGTTAATTGGACAGGTAATTGGACCTACGTTCAGTTCAAATGGATTCCAATGCCAACTACAGAATTTGGTAATTTAAACAATTTCATTCCGCCAGGTGGAATCAATAATCCATCAATCAACCAACCTTTTTATCCAACCGGAAAGATTGACAAGATCCTCTATAGAAGTTAAACTAACTGTATGAATCTCATACAGGTAACTCTGACAGCATCCTTGCCTTCGAAGCGAAAGTCTACCCCAAGTGGCTGGACTAGCTTCAATGCTCCTTGCTGTCATCATCGAGGTGAGAAAGCAGATAAACGTAAACGTGGCGGAATTCTCACCAATGATGACGGATTTCAATATCATTGTTTTAACTGTGGATTCAAAGCAGGGTGGACTCCTGGAAAACTACTCAGCAAGAACACAAGAGATTTCTTTCGCTGGCTAGGAGTTCCCGATGCAGACATTACCAAATGTGCGATGGAAGCACTCAAGAGTCGAGATGAGATTCAACAAGCGCCAGTTCCTAAACATTTTGTAATCGAGCCTAGAGAATTACCTCCTAACTCAATGCCTGTGTTAGAACTGTTAGAAAATGGGTGTACTGATACAGATTTTTTAGATGCAGTTGAATATATCTTAAACAGGAAAATTGACCTAGATTGGTTTGATTTCTATTGGACTGATGAACCAGGATACAAGGACCGTATAATTGTGCCGTTTTATCTAGAAGGCAAGATTGTTGGCTACACAGGCAGGAAAATACGGGAAGGTTCTCCCAAGTATCTAACACATATCAGTCCGGGGTATGTGTTCAACATTGACAACCAAACCGACGACAGACAATATGTAATTGTTGTTGAAGGTCAGTTCGATGCCATTGCTATAGATGGTGTCGCCATCGGTCATAATGAACCAAATGAAGCACAAATTGCCAGGATCACCCAATTAGGCAAGACTGTTATTGTAGTGCCCGACCAAGATAAACCGGGTGCTAAGATGATACAGACTGCACTTCAACAAGGGTGGACTGTGAGCTTGCCCGAGTGGGGCGATGACGTTAAAGACGTTGCAGATGCTGTGAAGAAATATGGCAGAATTTACACACTTTTCACGATCTTGCAGTATCGTGAGACGAATGAGATAAAAATTAAACTACTTAAAAAGAAACTAGAAAAACACGATGGCTGATCAAATTACCAACTACACATACGATATTCAAAAGCTCTATATTGAAATGTTTATGAGCGACGCAGACACATTCATGCGCTGTGCAAACATTTTTGAACCAGAGAATTTTGACAGAAAATTGCAAGAATCTGCGAGCTTTATTAAAAAGTATGTAGACGAATATAAGGTCATGCCAGAGCCGCAGATTGTGAATGCCAGTTGTGGAACAGAGCTGAATCCAGCCGCATTACCAAAAGAAAATTATGAATGGTTGCTGAATGAATTTGAAAATTTTTCACGTCATAAAGGCTTAGAAAGGGCAATTTTAAAGTCAGCGGACTTGCTTGAAAAGGGAGAATACTTTCCTGTAGAGAAACTGATTAAGGATGCGATCCAAATTAGTTTGAACAAGGATATGGGCACAAACTACTTTGAAGATCCGAGACTGCGACTTGAAATGTTGAAGAACTCAAATGGTCAAATTAGCACTGGTTGGCCGTCAATTGACAAGAAATTGTATGGTGGATTTAATCGTGGTGAATTGAATATTTGGTGTGCGGCATCAGGTGGCGGCAAGAGTTTGTTCCTTGCAAACTTAGGCTGTAATTGGGCCTGCAATGGTTTAAATGTGTTGTATTTGACATTTGAATTGAGTGAAAATTTGGTGGCCATGCGTATGGATAGTATGATGACTGATATTCCAACACGTGAAATTTTCAAGAGTCTAGATGACGTTGAACTCAAGGTCAAGATGTTGGGCAAGCGGGCAGGTAGTGTACAAATCAAGTACATGCCATCAGGTAAGAACGCAAATGACATCCGTGCATATTTGAAAGAATATCAGGTTAAAAAGGGGTATGCTCCAGACATTATCTTAATTGACTATTTGGACTTGATGATGCCAATGAGCGTAAAAGTTAGTCCAAGCGACTTGTTTGTCAAAGACAAATACGTGTCAGAAGAGTTGCGTAACTTGGCTATGGAAACACAAGCGATTGTGTGTACAGCATCACAGTTAAATCGTTCAGCAGTTGAAGAAATTGAGTTTGATCACAGTCATATCTCAGGCGGATTATCTAAGATTCAGACTGCGGATAACGTGATCGGTATCTTTACAAGTCGCGCTATGAAGGAGCGTGGACGTTATCAAATCCAGTTTATGAAAACACGTAATTCATCGGGTGTGGGTCAAAAGGTTGACTTGGAATTTGACGTAGATACTTTGAAGATTAAGGATTTAGGTGACGAGGACGAAGGTAGTTTCAAACCACAGGGTGCAACTATCTATCAAAGTCTAAAGAAAACTTCAACAGTAGTTGATTCAGGTACTGGGGAAATTAAAGATCCTAACGACGGCTTGCCAATTAGTAAGATTAAAACTAAATCAGGGCAAGCGGGCATCCATGCTATTTTAGCTGGACTTAACGCAGAGAAAGATTAAAACAGTTCAGCGACTTTGTTGCTGACACAGGCTTCGATACATCGTTGCCATTGTTCGTCACCGGATCCAGTTAGTACCAAATCCTCTGTAGCTTTAGTTGTTAGCCATTGATGGTCTTGAGTCCATGGTAAAATTCCACTTTGCTCACCGTCTAGCTGTCCCGCCGACCAAGCCGCAAGACCGACTCCTATACGATACAGTTCTGGTCCTTCTTCTTGGCTGATAGCGGCTAATACACTCATTTCGCCTGTAATGCCCAATCTATCTGTAATTTGTATTGTACTACTTGCAAACCAATCCATAGTGTGAACAACGTGAACCCTAGTCTGTTCTACTGGACCACCCATGTATATAGGACCATTTTTTCCAGGTATCAACATTAGACGATCTGGATAATCAATACCGGCCGCACTCATTACATTTTTAATATTGACATTGGGGGCTTCTTTATTAACAACAACTCCCCATGCGCCTCCAGGACCATGCTGTGCCAGGATGATCGCTGATTTTTGAAAGTGTCCTTGAATGTTACGGGGTTGGGCAATAAGTAGTTGCCCGGCTAGACTTTTAAATGTGCTCATACGAATATTTAACCCATAAATACAATATCATGAACATCTTTGAATTTCAACAACCTGTGGCCATACACTCTAGGCTTAATCCTAAACTATGGAATGGCAATCGCCTCCATAAAGATGTATATAAAGCATTGATGCGCATTGCGGGCGAGTTTTACAAGAGCCTTAACGTTCCTGCAAAACTAGTAGATATTTTAATCACAGGTAGTCAAGTTAACTACACCTATAGTCCAGATTCAGATTTAGATCTGCATCTTGTAATAGATTTCCGTGATGTTGATTGTGATGGTGGCGCTCGCGAGTTGTTTAATACCAAACGTGCGATTTGGCATCAAGATCATGAAATCACCATACACGGGATTGATGTAGAATGCTATGTAGAAGATATCAATGATAAAACTGTTAGTGCTTCTTATAGTTTGTTAAACAATCGTTGGAAACAAGAACCGCCAGAACCCGAACAGGATTTTGACGAAGATCTAATCCAGTCATTGGCCACTCATTGGGAACACAAAATAGATCAAGCTATCGAAACTCATAGCTTTAGTAAATGTCGTAAACTAAGAATGGATTTAAAGAAGTTTAGAGTCAAAAGCCTAGCACGTGGGGGAGAATATGATGAAGGTAATCTTGCATTTAAAGCCCTTCGCAATTCCGGATACATTGAAAAGCTCATGTCGGCTATTCGACACTATGACGATCAGCGTCTAAGCATATAAAGGAAAAAATATGAAAAAATCACTAGCGATCTTATTATCGGCCTTGTTAGTAGCAAGTCCAGTATTTGCGGCTAAAAAAGCCAAACTAGCACCGCAAAAAACACACCCACAGTATCAACATCAAAAGGCTCCTAAAAAAGCCGTCCCAGCCAGAGACACTAGCCCAATGCCAAAAGCACCGGCTCCCAAGTAGTCAAACTAGGACACACAGAAGGGCATAGCCCGGATCTCACAGAAAAGAAAAGCACAGTTTATCTGTGCTTTTTGCATTTGTAGGCCTATGTATACTCTAGGATCTTACAGGGGCGAAATTGAAGTTTTTGACGTCATTTAGGTTCAATTTTTGCTTGTTTTTGAACCTAAACGATTCAGTTTTGAGGGGTTTGTGACCAGGGTGTTGCTACGGTCTTATTGCTAGGTTGAAGCATATCGTCCTGATTTAACTGCACAATCAAACGATCAGTAATGGTAGTAATTGTATCTTCATCTACACAGCTTTCTACCCATTCTAGAGCCTGTTCTGGCGTAATTGATTCAAAGGCTGTAAACTGGTCTGCTTTTGGAGGAGGAATATCCACGTATCCATAAAACGGTGCAGAGTTGCCCAAATCGTCTTGACCGATAATAGTAAAGAAAGCCTTGGTCACTACATTGTCTAACCCGTTGAGTTTTTCGGCACGTTCAAAACGTTCGATAATCCATTCAAATGTGTATTGTTTTTCCATAATATATCCTCGCCCTATATTTAGTTAAATACACACATGTTCACTACAACTATTATCTCTGGCTTTAACAACAATGCTAACCTGCTAATCGAAACTCCTGCCTTTGTTCTTTCAGAAGAGGCCTTGGCAGAACTAGGCATTAGTGTTAACAGTAAGAATTTACCACAGGACAGTCGCACTGGTCGATTGATCCTACAAGGTGGTACAGAAATGCAGGCACTACAGGCCGCATGGAACAAACTGGTTTCTTTCAGCCATTTCAAAGAAGTCCACGAACTCATGTTGCGCCAGTACAACTGGAGTGGACATGCCATGCTGGATCAAGAAGTAGTCATTCGCTTGGACATGGCACGTTTCGAACCTGGTCTAGGTTGTTTTAATGTTTGGTGGAACTGCTCTTTAGTTGACGCGGCCACTCAAAATGTGTTATGCTCATATCAACGTTGCCAACGTTGGTACACAGCGTAAATATACGCACTTAATTAAAACAGAGGATACTATGGAATTACAGCCCCTGGGCCCTTATCAGCCCGCACCTTGGAAACCAGGTGAAAAACCTTCATTCAGCCAAACATGGACTTTTGGCGATATCATATACTCAATGATCCCAATCCGCTTGCTCGGTGGCGGTGACTTTTATCTGCGCTTGGAAAACCTAGATCATCTGTGCAAGACTGTTATCGGTTGGCCCAACGGTGGATCACACTCGGGTCGCATGACACAAAAAGACTTTGACCTCTTGGCACCACTTATCGAAGCACAGCCTTATATTGAGAAATGGGCAGTCTACAATGGTGAAGCCATCACACATCCCCTGGACAACATCTGCTGTTGGTTCTATGGTAATGTCATAGACAAGGGACACTATGGTCGTATCTATGCTCACGCAGTGGGGCTTGATCCAGATCAGTGGGAACCAGAGATCACTGCTCCTTGGCTTACCAATGTCAAGGCTCGTGACCTAGGTAGCAAGCGCATGGTTGTTTCAAAGACTGATCGCTATGGTAACGGACAAGTGGCACCTGTATGGCAACGCTTTAAAGAAGCAGGCTGGGCAGATCAGGCCTACTTTGTGGGCACCGCTGAAGAACATGCAAACTTTGAGCAGGATTTCCAACTCAAGATTGAACACTATAAAACAGCCGATTTGTTAGAGCTTGCAGAAGTCATCATGGGCTCGCAACTGTATCTGGCCAACCAATCAGTGGGCATGGCCATTGCTCAGGGCTTGGGTGTTAACTTCTGGTGTGATCATCGCAAGGACAACTGCACGTTGGAAGGTTGCGAAACCTACTTCAAACGAGCAAATGGATTCTACTTCTAATCTAGAATGGCAACAAATAGACGGGCTTGACTACTGTCAAGTGCCTGTTGAAGGACCAGCAGACAATCCCATCTGCTGGGTCTATATCAGAGGACCCAAAGGCACAGTTAAAGCATATGATATTGGTTATGTGCCGGACGGCTTTTATCAAACACAGAGCTGGCGCTTGTGGGATACCTATAAGTTGATACTTAATACCCTAGACGGGCACTATCACTGCTGTTTGTCTGGAAGAGTTTGGAACTTCTGAAGATCACGCTGTTGCCACCATGCCAACCAAGGTGTAGTGTGTGCAAAGGCCATAACCAACCACATCACTGTCATTTCATACACTGATCCACCGCATAGGCTGGGGCCATTTGACCAACTCCATACAGCACCCAGCAGGAACAAGGGTGCGGGCACAAGACTAAAGAATAGGTTTAGGTGGCGTTTCATCTGTTGTATTTAACGGGTGGCATGCCCAAGCCCACGCGGCCATCCCAGCGTTCATGTGAGTAAGCACCTTGACTGTCAACCCAATGGAATGTGGCTATTAGACAACGATCACCACGAAACGGCTCGCGCCAGTGCTCAACTTCTGCGCCCTTGTAGGTAATACACTCTCCGGGTTCTAGCACGTACTCCCGACCCGCCATGTAAATGGGCCAAGGTTCAGGTTCACAGGCCAATAATACTGTGGCCGAATACTCACAGCTGGGCCTATCCACATGCCTTTTGAGTTCTGCGCCCCGCCAGTGATATCGAGCATAAGAATACGAGGGCGCGAGCTCCACACCCCAAATATCGCTGAAATAAGGCGTCCACAAGGACAACAGTGCTTCTGTCACGTGATGACCATAGCAGTCCCAACACCCATTGACCATGCGCCCGGGATTGTACCGTTCGTGATCTGAGGGATCCGTACCATCCTGTGCATACTGTGACAGTCGGGCTAGATCCAGCGTGGCTGACAGTAGATCCCTAGTAGTGGGACCAACCAGTGCAGGTATGTGATGTACAAGGCTCATAGATTTGGTAAAACCAGGCGGGCATCCTTACCTGCACCCCCGCGAAGCGGTCGTAAAAAAAATTTTCTGCGCGATAGATTTTGCATCTTCTCAAGCCTAATTTTGAGCACACGCAGTAAACCAGCGGCACCAGGTCCACATGTAACGAAACTCTAGATATAACACGAAGAATACTAGAGCATATACCAGCCATTCTTTAACCGTCAAAGGTTCAGGAGCAGGTTCAGTCCATTCAGGCGGATCTTCAAGTTCGCGTTCTGTGGTCATGTGGCGGCCGCTATTAGATAAAGTAGCACAGCTTCTGCAAGGCCTAATAGGGCCAGCATAATCCACATCTTGAATTCAAATGGTGTTTTCATTGTACCTGTACTTAACCCCAGCAGAGTAAGAATAAGGTACGATCTGGAGCCCTGCGGAATGCCAGTGAGCAATGACCTGGCTGGAGTCCCCAACTGGCATTGTTATAGGCCCAATCGCTCCAGTGATGTCCCACGTGTGTTTCCAACCATGATTCTAGTAGTTCTACTGATAGGATCCAATCCTGCTGATCAGAAGCCGTATAGCATCGAGGCCATGGTGCTGTGGCTATATAGTCAAATGCATGTAGATCTGGCAAATATCCTCTGAGCATGATATGGATATTTACATGCGAGCCTAAAATCCACCCTGCATAGATATTAGATTGAAGTCATCTCGTGAATAATACTGCACACGGCCCGATTTGGCACGACGACTGTAGTAGCGAGCAAACCATACCAGTTCGTGCCCATAATCATGTCTAGCATAGCGGATGGGCCAACAAGCCCAGTATTCAGTCCACTGGGAGCCATTTAAACGGAAAGTTCTTAGTTGAGGATTTGCCCACATACGCAAGCATTATTTACTAGAGTCTAGGCTGTGGCGAACTATGGAGTCTATGAGTGTGTTGGGCGTAGAGCTATTACTGTTGATACGAGCTATATCTTCTAGAGCTAGCGTGAGCAGTTCCACCCGCTGTTCAGCTAGATAAGCACGATTGCGCAGATTACTGGCATCTATGACGCTTAACAAGGCTGTAATGACTCTAGCCACGATAGTGGTATGATCCACGCTAATGACCCGCAAGCCACCGTAGAAAAGCTTCTAGCTCTTCAGGTGTAATGGGACGTTCTGGATAGGGATTGATCATAGCTATATTATAACAGAGACCGCATACGCAGTCAATAAAAATTTTCTGCGCAAATTTTTTTGATCTTGAATTTGCCTATTTTCCAGGGTTTTAGAGAATGGGAATATAACTATTATTACAACAAAGGGAGGCGATACTATGTATAAGCGAACCAAGAAAATGTGTCATTTGGAGAATCCTCCTAACACATAGACTGTTGATTACTGTTGATCTACTATACGGGGAATGCCCGCAACTCAAGCACTAATTCGTTAGTGCTTTTTTTTGGCGTGAAATTTGGTTAGGTTACGGTAAAAAAATTGGGTGCAAAAAATTCCAGGAACGGAGATCTCGGCCCCTGGTGATCCCATCTAACTGGTGGGGGAATTTACGGCATGCGCTGTGTTGCGTTTGTGCAACAGTTGTTGTGTACCACCGGCCACCCCCCAGGTACCCCAGGTACCACCCAAGCATGCTTACCCCATAGATAAGCATGCTTAGAGCCTTAGAGATCCAGCTCGCCCTCCGCTTCTAGCTCTGCGACCACATCGTTGAACAGGCTACTGATGTCCTGTATATGAGCCGCACGGCGTTGGTCTGCATGCCGCTTGCGCAGTGCAGAACCCTTAACGTACATCTGAGCCACATGCTCCTCACAATAACTGTAGCCATCGACTACAGGCAGGGCACAGTAGGGTGTAGGCCCTAGCCACTTGCGGCTATCGTACTCCGGGCCTAGGTATGTACAGCCGCAGGCTATTTGGAATGCGCGATCACCGTGTAGGGAGTACATTAGGCTCTCCGCATACAGGTAGTCTTGGCCATAGCTGTCCACGTGCTGGGAAAGCTCTTGCGTAGGTCTGCCAGCTTGAGTACCATGCGCAGGCTCAGCTCACGTAGCTTACCAGCATTGGCCACTACGAATTGGATGATCTCGTCCTTGGCGATCTCAGGGTATTCAAACTCATACTCATCCAGCATGCCATCGTTAACGATCTGCTTGATTCTGAGTATCTTCTCACGCTCCGTGTCCATCTGTAGGTCTATGTAATGGCAACGGCTTTCTAGCGCATCCAAGTGATCTCTGAGTCGCTTGCTCTTCACGTGCTCAAACTTGATGTTGGTGATAAAGATGGCCGCACCCTTGAACTCGAACTTGTCGGGAATGCCTTCTGAACGCAGGAGCCTGCTGTCAGTGTTCCAAGCGATGGTACGCTTCTTTGAGGAATCTAATGCGCCCTTGAGGATGTTC